GCAATGATTGCCCTGTCTTATTCCCCGGCATACTCGGGGCATAAAGAACGCGACCCATCTCGTCCTGAGTCTTTTCCAACTTCGCGCTCATATAAACGTGCTTACCTGGCAGATCGCGGAAGCCTCGGATGATGTCGGCCATTTGCTCTTGCATGGCCCCATACGCCGCTCTCGGATCTTTGTTGACCTTTTTTTCTTGATTGAGAACCACCTCGGCGATCTCGCTGATGCTGTCCAGCGCCACCGACTCAAACTCTGCCGCTTCGGCACTGCCAGTAAGCCATTGATACGCCTCTTTAAGCTCCTGCATCGAGGTAATCTCAATGAAAGGTAGGTTGGTATCGGCGATGCTTAACAACCCTCCCTCTGCGCTTAATATGACTGGTTTTGGCAAGGTTGGAATCAGGCTGGTCTTTCCTGCACCCGCCTGACCGTAGACCAGTAGCTTTACCGCTTGCGCGGTGGCTTCCTTGGTTCTCTTTAATAAAATTGCCATCAGATGCCTCCACTTAGCGCAAGAAACAAGACGATGGCAGCAGAGGCGCCGACTGCAATTGACGCCAAGATAATGACCCAAGGCGGGTCTTCTTTAGGTTCAAACTTCATGGTTACTCCTTGGTTGGAACCGCACATTCGGGCTATCCGTTCGTGCAGTTGTTGCTACTTTGCCCGTTTAACTTTAGGATGTCAACACAAGGTTTCAACCAAGGTGGAAAAAAAGTGACAACGAACGAGGCGATACAGCATTTTGGGAGCTTGAAGAAGCTCGCAGATGCGCTTGGCGTCTGGCCCCAGGTCATATACAGGTGGGGTGACAGACCGCCGATGGCTAGACAATACGAGATCGAAGTGAAGACTGAGGGGAAGCTGCGTGCAGACCATGAACAAGACTGAACAGAGCAAGATTGACGCGGCTCTTTTATATGCAAGTTGGGGCTGGCGCGTCTTGCCAGTGGTGCCAAATGGCAAGGTTCCTGCTACCGCCCACGGTGTTAATGACGCAACCACAGACCCAGCCCAGATCCAGCGTTGGTGGGGGCAGAACCCGAATCTGAACGTAGGCATTGCCTGCGGTAGCACCAGCGGAATCGTGGTGTTTGACATTGACCCACGCAACGGTGGTGATGCCAGTTGGCAGCAATGGTTATCTGACCACGGCCCGCTACCTGATGGCGTGATGGCAATGACCGCAGGCGGTGGGCAGCACTACGTTGCAAGGCACGTTGACGGCATCCGATCCTGCAAGCTAGCTGATGGGATAGACCTGCTCGCCGATGGCCGGTACTTCATCGTCTATCCGTCAACGATAGAGCACCGCGCCTACGAGTGGGAGGCATCGAGCGACCCGATAGACGGTATCGCCCCAACCGAGATCCCGACGCACTGGTTGCCGCTGCTTGGCCAGCGCAAGGTAGTGCCAACCACTAACGGCGATCTCATCCAAGGTAACCGTAACGATGGCCTGACGAGCTTGGCCGGCGCGATGCGCTCGTTCGGCATGACCGAGGCTGAGATCCTAGCCGCGATCAGTGTTGCAAATGAGACACGCTGCGAGATCCCATTACCATCGAGCGAGATCAAGCAGATCGCACGCTCGGTCTCACGGTACGAACCAGACGCAGATGTTGCGGCTAGTAGTGCAATCGGCTCAGAGGCCGCAGACGCGCTTTTATCCGAGTCGCCGACACGTGACTACTCCTTGACCCGCGCAACGAGCTTCTTGGGCCAACCAAGCCCCGTGCCGTGGATTGTGAAGGGTTGGCTCCCTGCATACGCCACAACCATGATGTACGGCGAGTCTGGGGTGGGTAAAACCTTTGTCGCATTGGACATGGCCTGCTGCATTGCCAGCGGAATCGACTGGCACGGCATCCGTACTAAACCCGGGATCGTTGTGTATCTGGCCGGTGAGGGTAATTACGGTATGCGTCAGCGGATTGCGAGCTGGTGCAAGCGAAACAACGTAAACAGTTTGGACAATTTGCTAATTAGCAACAAGGCCATTGACATGGATGGCCCAGGCGCTGCGACGCAGGTGATCGCCGCAGTCCGGGCATTGACATCAGAACCGGTCGCGCTAGTTAACATCGACACTCTGAACAACCATATGTCAGGAGACGAGAACAGCGCCAAAGACTCACGCGCCATGATCAATGCTTGTAACGTGGTTTCAATGGCTCTCAGCGCCACAACTATGCTTATCCATCACTTAGGCCACAGTAACGAAGCCAAACAGCGTGCGCGAGGTTCTAGCGCATGGCGCGGGGCACTAGATGCGAGCATTCTGGTTCACGGCAAGACTCACGAGATTATCGTTAGCTGCACCAAGCAAAAGGATGCGCCAGAGCCAGCAGATCTGTTTGGGTGCCTAAGTCCAGTAGACCTAGGTTGGCAGGATGAGGATGGGATGCCACTGCCTGGGGCGGTGTTTGAGATGTTTGCAGAGGGTGATCTTCGTATCCCACAACCAAAGGAAGACAAGTTAGGCGAGCACAAGACCAATCTGGAACGCGCTTGGTTTGTTGGTGGGGCCGAGATAGTGGATGAGATGCCTTACGTCAGCCGAGAGGCGTTTAAGACGTTTCTGCTCGAGCAGGGCATCAAAGCCAACTCGGTAGACCAGCATCTGAAGTCTTCAGCCAGACCGGGGATGATTATCAGGGACTTGACCGATGCTGAAATTATAGGCAAGCATGACAAGGGATGGCTGGTTAAAGATACAGTTCTGGGTTCTAAACTCGTTCTAAAAGTTAGTCCGTAACAACCGTAACAAGCCGTAACAAGCCGTAACATTGTTACGGCGGCAAAGGCGAGTTTACCGTAACGTAACGTAACACACCCTTTAGGGTGTTACGGTGTTACGGTACGATGCGGAGCGTTACGTTACGCAAAGGTTTCACCTTGAGGGGAAAATGTGCAAATGACGGAAAAAGGAAAATCAGTTCAAGAAAAGAAGAAGCGAGGAGGGCCGCAACCGGGATCGGGTCGACCTGAGTTTGTGCCGAGTGGTAAAGATCGAGAGATGGTTGAGAAGCTGGCGAACTGGGGCGTCGCCGAACACCACATCGCGCCGCTCGTTGGCGATGGCATAAACACCACTACGCTACGCAAGTACTTCATGACCGAACTCGAGCGCGGCAGGGCTAAAGCTAGTGCTGGCATCGGGCAGACGCTCTATCAGAAGGCTATGGCAGGCGACGTGGCGTCGCTCATCTGGTGGACCAAGACGCAGATGCGCTGGACCGAAGCACCGCGCCAGATCGAACTCAGCGGCAACATCTCCATCACCGACGCGCTCGCCCAGGCGCAGGCTCGGCTGATTGAGGCCGAGATCATCGAGATGGACACGCCGTTACTGACCGTAACAGACCCCGTTACGCTTGTTACGGACGCCGTTACGGTAAGTGAGAAGGTATGTATTGACGCGCAGCACCCCGCAAACCCGCATGAATCCTAGGTCGATGGCGGATACATCCTCCGCCATCATTCCGATGTGTCGCAACGCTGACAGCAAAAGTCCAATGAAATCAACGATTTAACGGCCAAAATTCAAGCCCCAAGGGTCCGACCGAGGGTTTTCCCGTAGGGCCGAGGGGCCGGGGAGGGCCGGCGGGCGACCGGTCACGGTAACGGTACCCCCGCAAGAATTTTTTTTATTTTTTTATGACCCTATCAATCACGCCGATCTCGCTTGAAGAGGCCAACGCCTTTGTGGAGATCCACCATCGGCATCACAATCCGGTGGTTGGGCATAAGTTCTCAATTGCGGTGAGTGATGGCGATAAGGTGGTTGGCGTGGCAATTGTTGGTAGGCCGGTATCAAGGCATCTAGATAACGGCTGGGTGCTTGAGGTAAACCGCTGCTGTACGGACGGAACCAAAAACGCTTGTTCAATGCTGTACGGTGCGGCTTGGAGGGCTGCAAAGGCGTTGGGGTACAGGAGATTGATTACCTACACGCTGCCGGCAGAGGGTGGCGCTAGTCTGAAGGCGTCGGGATGGAACTTAGTAGGCGAGCGTGGCGGCGGCAACTGGAACGTCAAGAGCAGACCAAGGATTGATACTGACAAACTTCTGCGTGGGCAGAAGTCGCTCTGGGAAGCGGTTTAAAGGATAACCATGCAAAAAACCAAGTACAGCGCCGAAGACGAACAGATCCTGATGACCAAGTTATGGTCGCCGGCGGTTGCTGACAACCCGGAGGCGTTTGTGTTGTTTGCGTTTCCTTGGGGTCAGGAGAACACGCCGCTGGCGAAGTTTGGCGGGCCGAGGAAGTGGCAGAGGGAGATTCTGAGAGATATTGCCAAGCACATTAAGGACAACCAGGGTCAGGTTGATATGCAGACGCTGCGCGAGGCGGTGTCTAGTGGCCGTGGTATTGGTAAGAGTGCGCTGGTGAGTTGGTTGATCTTGTGGATGCTGAGTACCAGGATTGGTTCTACGGTAATTGTGAGCGCCAACAGCGAGAGCCAGCTGCGCTCGGTGACTTGGGGCGAGTTGACTAAATGGCAGGCGATGATCATTAACAGCCATTGGTGGGAGATTAGTGCGACAAAGATCGTACCGGCGCAGTGGTTAACGGAGCTGGTTGAGCGGGATTTGAAGAAGGGGACGCGCTACTGGGCGGCAGAGGGAAAGTTGTGGAGTGAGGAGAACCCGGATGCGTATGCTGGGGTTCACAACCATGACGGAATGATGTTGATCTTTGACGAGGCGAGCGGGATACCAGACCCGATCTGGGCGGTGGGTGCTGGGTTTTTCACGGAGAATATTTTAGATCGGTATTGGTTTGCGTTTAGTAATCCGAGGAGAAACAGTGGGTATTTCTTTGAGGCATTTCATGGCAAGCGGGATTTTTGGAAGGGCCGGCAAATTGATGCCAGGGAGGTTGAGGGGACGGACAAGAATACGTATGAGCAGATCATTGCCGAGTATGGGGAAGATTCTGCTCAAGCGCGGGTGGAGGTATACGGGGAGTTTCCAGCTAGTGGGGACGACCAGTTCATTGGACCAAGGTTGGTCGATGATGCGATGGAGCGGGAGAAGTACAAGGATCAGACCGCGCCGATTGTCATTGGCGTTGATCCGGCGCGAGGATGATTGGATTCAACGGTTATCGTGGTTAGGCAGGGCCGCGACATTGTTGCGATAAAGAGGTTTAGGGGCGACGATACGATGACCACCGTTGGGAATGTGATTGACGCGATTGAGGAGTACAAGCCCACGTTGACGGTAATTGACGAGGGTGGATTGGGGTATGGGATACTTGACCGATTAACAGAACAACGGTATAAGGTGAGGGGTGTAAACTTTGGCTGGAAGGCCAAAAACCCTGTGATGTGGGGAAACAAGCGGGCTGAGATGTGGGGTGCGATGCGGGACTGGTTAAGGTCTGCGAGCATTCCAAAGGATCGGCAGTTAAAAGCGGATCTGGTTGGTCCGATGAAAAAGCCCAACTCGGCGGGGACGATCTTCTTGGAAGGCAAGAAAGAGATGAAGTCTAGGGGATTGGCGAGTCCTGACGCGGCTGATGCGTTGGCTGTGACATTTGCCTATCCTGTGGCGCATCGAGAATACAAAGAGCCACCTAGGACGTTAAAGTCTAGTGGGGCTACAATGTCTGGATCTTGGATGGGATCATAATGCTGAAAAAGTCTGCATCGCCAAAAGCGTTCAAAGAGAACATTAAGACTGAAGTTAAGGCCGGTAAGCCGGTCAAGCAAGCAGTTGCAATTGCATACGCAACCAAACGAGCGGCGGCAAAGAAATGAGTAAGCCAGGTTTGTATGCCAATATTCATGCGAAGCAGGAACGTATTAAAGCGGGTTCTGGCGAGAAGATGAACAAGGTTGGCAGTAAAAATGCGCCGACTGCCAAAGACTTTAAAGAGTCGGCAAAGACGGCGAAGAAGAAGTGAAGAAAGGCGTATCGTTATCGGTCGGGCGTGGTGAGAAGTTGCCGGTTAGCAAGGGCGCTGGCCTGACCGAGAAGGGACGTGAGAAGTACAATCGTGAGACTGGTAGTAATTTGAAAGCACCAGCGCCCAATCCAAAGACGGAAGCCGATAAGGGTAGGAAGTCTAGCTTCTGCGCTAGAATGGAAGGCGTTGTAGCCCACGCCAAAGGCGATGCCGAGCGGGCTAAGGCGTCACTTAAACGCTGGAAGTGTTGATGGCTGACTCGCATCCCTTGGTCTTAATTGGTTTAAGCAGAGATGGCTGATTACACCGGGATTAACGCTGTTGGCAATGTCGCGTTGGGTGGTAAGCCACTCAAGAGTGACTCGGATGTGCTGTCAACAGCGCGGGATCGCCTGTCGATGGCGATCTCGGCGTATTCGGAGAGTCGAGAGGATGAGTTAGACGACCTGCGTTTCTACGCGGGTAGCCCGGATAACCAGTGGCAGTGGCCCGCCGATGTGTTGGCAACCCGTGGTGCGGTGCAGGGTCAGACGATCAATGCGCGACCATGCTTGACGATTAACAAGCTGCCGCAGCACGTCCACCAGATTACCAACGATCAACGCCAGAACCGGCCTGGGATCAAGGTCATCCCGGTTGATGACAACGCTGATGTTGAGGTTGCCGAGATTTTCAACGGCATGATCCGGCATATTGAGTACATCTCGGATGCCGATGTGGCGTATGACACTGCTTGCGAGAACCAGGTTGCGTATGGTGAGGGTTATATTCGGATTCTGACCGAGTATTGCGACGACAATACGTTTGACCAAGACATCAAGATTGCGCGGGTACGCAATAGTTTCTCGGTTTACATGGACCCGTTGATTCAAGACCCCTGCGGCAGTGATGCCGAGTGGTGTTTTATCACTGAGGATTTGTCTAAAGCTGAATACGCACGGTTATTCCCTAATGCATCGCCACTCTCTACGTTAGAGACGCTGGGTGTAGGGGATCAGAACCTGAGCCAGTGGCTAAATACAGACACGATCAGGATTGCTGAGTATTTTTATTGCGAATACGACACGCAGACGCTGAATTTGTACCCCGGCAACGTGACTGCGTTCCAAGGTACGCCGGAAGACAAAGAGTTGCGGGCGGTTTACGGCAAACCAAAGAAGTCTCGCCAAGCAGATCGCAAGAAGATTTGTTGGACGAAAATAAACGGCTACGAAATCCTTGAAAAGCAGGAATGGGCCGGTAGTTGCATCCCTGTTGTGCGGGTGATTGGCAACGAATACGAGGTTGAGGGTCGGATTTACATCAGTGGGTTGGTCAGAAATGCCAAAGATGCCCAGCGGATGTACAACTACTGGACCAGTCAAGAAGCCGAGATGCTGGCGCTGGCCCCAAAGGCCCCGTTTATTGGTTATGGCGGTCAGTTTGAGGGGTACGAGACCCAATGGAAGACCGCAAACACGAACAATTGGCCTTATCTGGAGGTCAATCCAGATGTGACGGACGGCCAGGGCGCAATATTGCCGTTGCCCCAGCGGGCGCAGCCGCCTATGGCTTCATCTGGCCTGTTGCAAGCTAAAGTTGGTGCCTCGGAAGACATTAAGTCTGCAACGGGGCAGTACAACGCCTCTTTGGGCATGACATCAAACGAGCGTTCCGGCAGGGCTATTCTTGCCCGCCAGCGTGAGGGTGACGTTGGTACTTACCACTACCAAGACAACTTGGCACGGGCTGTACGGTACGTTGGCCGGCAGTTGGTGGACATGATCCCCAAGATTTACGACACGCAGCGCATTGCCCGAATTATTGGGATTGATGGCGAGACGAAGATGGTCAAGATTGACCCGACTCAGGCCGAGCCAGTGCGTAAGATCCAGAACCAAGATGGCATTGTGATCGACAAGATCTACAACCCTGCGGTCGGCAAGTACGACGTTGTGGTTGCGACTGGTCCGGGTTATGCGACCAAGCGCCAAGAGGCGCTTGAGGCAATGGCGCAGCTACTGCAAGGTAACCCACAACTTTGGTCAGTCGCTGGCGACTTGTTTGTCAAGAACATGGACTGGCCTGGAGCTCAGGAAATGGCAAAACGGTTTGCCAAGACGATTGATCCTAAGCTCATGGGTGATGCCGAGGATAATCCAGAACTGCAAGCTGCTAATCAGCAGATGCAAGCGATGGCGGCAGAGTTGGATCAATTGCACAATATGTTGCAAAATGTCGGCAAATCGATGGAAGCGCAGGACATGGAGCGCAAGGACTTTGAGGCGCAGATTAAGGCGTATCAGGCTGAGACGCAGCGCATTAGTGCTGTTCAGGCGGGTATGTCAGAAGAGCAGATCCAAGACATTGCAATGGGCGTGGTCGCTGCGGCTATGGAGTCGCAGAACCTGATGAATCAAATGCCTGAAATGCGTGAGGAACCTGCGCCAATGGATATGATGACTGAGCAAGGAATGTTACAATGATCATTCCTAAAGCTACGCCGCCAAAAAGCAAACTGCATGAGTTGTTTTTTTACCAAGATGGTAAACTTCTATGGAAGAAAAGTGGCAGCGGTCGAAATATTGGTGACGAAGCCGGGATGATTACTGAAAAAGGGTACAGAAGAATTAAAGTAGACGGAAAACTACACATGGCTCATAGACTTGTGTGGGCGTATCATTTTGATAGTGTCCCTGAGTACATTGATCATATTGATGAAAACAAACTGAACAATAATATTGACAACCTTCGCCCCGCAACTAAAGTTCAAAACGGATGCAATATTTCATTTCGAAAAAACAATAAATCTGGTGTTAAAGGCGTGTACTGGGCAAAACGCGAACAAAAATGGGTTGCCGAATTGAGTGTAGATAAACGGATTAAGCGCGTAGGTTATTTTGATGATATTGAATTGGCAGAATTGGTAGTTATGGAAGCGCGTGACAAATATCACGGGGCGTTTGCAAATCATGGTTAATAAAGTTGCCGATTTTGTAGGGCTTCTATTTTTGGCTCGAGACGTTGCTCATTCAGTGCATTTGGCAACCCGAAGCTACAGCAAGCACAAGGCGCTCGGTCATTTTTACGAACTTATTGTTGAAGCGGCAGATGATTTTGCCGAAGCCTATCAGGGGCGGCACGGTCTGATTGGGCCAATTACGCTGATGACAGCCAAGAAAACTACTAATATTGTTGAGTTTTTAGAAGAACAGTTGAAAGAAATCGAAGGTTGTCGATACGAGATTGTTGACAAAACTGATATGTCTTTGCAACAGTTGATTGATAATATTATTGAAATATACTTACGCGCTTTGTATCGCTTGCGGTTTTTAGCGTAAAAGGAACTTAGAGTAATGGCCAACACCAAGATTTCTCAGCTACCCTCAGCAACAACCCCGTTAGCTGGTACAGAGCTTGTTCCGATTGTTCAGGGCGGTGTAACCAAGAATGTTGCGGCTCAAAACGTTGTTACTCCTGGTGGATCAACCACGCAAATTCAGTATAACAACGCGGGCGCGTTTGCTGGCGCAACAAATGTAACCTACGACGGCACAAACGTAAAACTTGGGGCTACCGGCGCTTTGCAGTTTGCAGATACTGATAGTAGCAACTATGTGGCGTTCAAGGCTCCAGCTACTATTGCGTCAAATGTAACTTGGACCTTGCCGAATACAGACGGACTTCCTGACCAAGTATTGATCACCAATGGCTTTGGCGTTCTTTCTTGGGCCACGCCCACCTTGACGCCAACTGCGCCAACAAACAACACGCTGCCTGTTGTTTCTGGACCACCCGGAACACCGACTGTCGGTCAGACGTTCAACAGCACAACTGGAACGTGGTCCGGTTACCCAGCTCCGAGCTTTCAGTACCAATGGGTTCGCGGAGCTTCAACCGACATCAGCGGCGCGACTTCATCGTCATACCAATTGACGGATACAGACCTTGGCACGACGGTCAAATGCAGAGTCACGGCAACTAACACAGCGGGCAGCGCCAACGCAACATCGGCAGCAACAGCGACCATCGCAGCAGGACCGCCGCAGGCTCCTACAGGCGTTACGGCTGTCCCTGGCAATACTCAAGCCACCGTTTCGTTTAGCGCACCTACTATTACAGGCGGGTCGCCTATTACTGGCTACACGGTGACATCTAGCCCACCCGGTGGTACTGCGAGCGGTTTATCTCTTTCTCAAACTGTAACTGGCCTGACTAACGGGGTCTCTTACACGTTTACAGTTACCGCAACCAACGCAATTGGCACGAGTGACGCAAGTGCTGCTAGTAATAGCGTCACTCCCTCATTTGGACCATCCAGTGTTAATTATTTAGTCGTCGCAGGTGGCGGCGGCGGCGCGAATTTATCTGGTGGTGGTGGAGCAGGTGGTTATTTAACTGGCTCTACTTCCGTAACCCAATCTACCCCATATTCGATAACAGTAGGGGCTGGTGGATCTGGCGGAGCGGCTGCAGCATTATCACCTATTAATGGGTCAAACGGATCAACTTCTTCTGCTTTTGGTTTTACTTCAACTGGCGGGGGAGCAGGTGGCGCTCAATCAAATGGCGCAACTGGAGGTTCAGGCGGGGGCGGAGGTGATTGGGGAGGTGGAGGATTTACAGGCGGAGCTGCAACTAGCGGTCAAGGTTTTGCTGGAGGTAATGGCGCTGGTAATGATTCTGGTGGTGGTGGTGGTGGAGGCGCTGGCGCGGTCGGTCAGAATGGTACAAGTTCCCAAGCGGGCAATGGAGGCGTCGGATTAAACTGGCAATCTCTTGGGACATTCTATGCAGGCGGAGGCGGTGCTGGTCGTTGGTTGGGGTCTTTCCCTGGATGTGCAGCTAGCGCAGGTGGAAATGGAGGCGGGGGCGCTGGAGGCCCAACTGCTGGATCAAACGGAATTGCTGGAACTGCAAATACCGGCGGCGGCGGCGGAGGTGGGACCCGCAGCACAGGTGCTCAAGTTGTTGGAGGCGGAAATGGTGGGACTGGCGTTGTAATCATTAGGTATCCAAACACTTTCGCTGACGCAACATCGACAACAGGATCTCCAACTTTCGTTAATTCTGGTGGATTCAAATATTACACATTCACCGGAAACGGTTCGATTACCTGGTAACCAAAATGGCACATTTTGCAAAACTTGATGAAAACAATGTTGTGCTCGAAGTTCACACTGTTCACAACAATGAGCTATTGCATGACGGTGTTGAATCAGAGTCTAAAGGAGTTCAGTTTCTCATCGACTGGTCTGGCGGGTACTCAAACTGGAAGCAAACCAGTTACAACGGGAAAATTCGCAAGAACTACGCAGGAATTGGTTACACCTATGATGCAACCCGCGATGCGTTTATTCCTCCGCAGCCATTCCCGTCATGGGTTTTGAACGAGGAAACCTGCTTGTGGGGTGCTCCAGTTGCGATGCCTACTGACGGTCAGTTATATAACTGGGACGAAGAAACATTGTCTTGGGTTGTAATTCCAACCCCAAACCTTGAGGCTTAAATGGAACTGCTAAATCCTTTATCTCGATCCAACTTTCCAGCCCAGACCGCTTCGTTTAGCGGCACGGCTGGATCAACGACTGGTTGGAACGCTGGCCCAGAGGGCGTGATGGTTTGGTCGGATCAGCCGTGCTATGTTGTTGTTGGCGAAAACGTCACGGCAACCACTTCGGATACGCCGATTCCTGCATTTACGCCGATTCCGTTTAAGATTCAGTCATCCGTTTCTGGTATCTGGCGGGTGAGCGCAATCCAGATTTCGTCAAGCGGCACAATCTACTGCAAACCATTGAATAAACAATGAGTTACTACGGCGTCGACATTCGGAATTCGCTGGCCATAGGTTTGGGCGGCATTATTTCGTTGTCGTCTGTGTTTGAGCAAAACCAAATCCAAATCCAAAATAGTCTTTTAACTGAATCTGGAAACAACCTTGTCCAAGAAGACGGCGGGTTAATCCTTCTGGAGTCGTAATGGCCGTTAACCTATCACCGATTGGCGGCGCAGGCTGGCAGTTTTTTGACAATAACGGCGTCCCACTTGCCGGCGGCAAGTTGTTCACATACGCCGCCGGCACTACAACAAATCAAGCTACTTACACAACCAACAGCGGTTCCACCGCTCATGCCAATCCAATCATTTTGGATTCGGCTGGTCGAGTGTCTGCTGGCGGTCAGATCTGGTTGACTGTTGGCTTTTCCTACAAATTTGTACTGAAAACCAGCGTTGATGTTCAGATATGGAGCGCCGACAATATCACTGGTATTTCCGGGACAGAACTTGTAGAAAACTTCACCGGCACAGGCGCTCAAACATCGTTTACTTTGGCAAGTGCCCCATTTGATGAAAATGCAACGCAAATTTATATCAACGGCATTTATCAACAAAAAAATACATACGCTGTTGCTGGCACAGTTATAACCTTTTCGGCTGCGCCACCGTATACGTCAAAAATTGAAGTGATGTATACCTAATAAGGCAGGAATTCAAATGGCACTTACTAAAGCATCTTTTTCCATGATCACAGGCGCGTATGCCAACGTGCTTGACTATAACGCAGACCCCACTGGTACAAACGACAGTTCTGCTGCATTTACCTCTGCGATTGCAACCGGCAATCCGGTGTACGTCCCACCAGGGACCTATCTGTGCAACATTACTATTAGCACTTCCGGCGCAACACTAATTGGCGCGGGGCGTGAAAAGACAATTCTTAAAAACTTTGCAGACAGTTCTGTAATCACAATTACTAGCGCATCAAACTCCGTGCGGGGCGTTAGAATTGAGGGTATTTATTTTGCAAACCGGAACAAGATCACCTACCCGAACGCAAATGGTTTGCTAATTCTTGGGCCTCAGCCAAACAACGAAAACGATTTTCATCAGTTTCTTGACCTTACGTTTTTTGAGTTCAATTACGGCGTCTTGATATCCGGGCGTTCAATATGGAACCGCTGGATTCGATGCGCGTTTTTGACTTCTATTACAGACGGATTTGTGTCTGACAGCACAGACAATCAGGCTCTACAGTATTTTGAGACGTGCCGATGGGCAAATAACGGACGTTATGGTTTGTTCGTGAGCCACACTTTTGTTGGGTTCTTGCTGGACGGATGGACTTTTATTAACTGCAACTGGGAAAACAACTTGTCTGTTCCGTTGAGGGTCACCGGAACATACGGCATTCAGAATTGGAGTTTTATAGGTTGCTACAGCGAAGAAAACACCACCAGCATACCTCCTGGCGGTAGCGGCGGGATTCCAAAATCTGGATTTTTGTTCCTTGATTCGCCGTATGCCGTTGGTCTTGATTTTAAAAACTGCACGTTTGCGGGCAACACTGGTGTGCCTGACCCAGATTACTATTTATTTGTTTCTGGGGCGACGACAATTGTTCAGGGGTCAGTAGATCTTTGCAGGTTTGATGTCGCCAATATTTATGCTGTTTTCTGGCCCGCTGGCGTAACTATTGGAAGAAACCTTGGGTGCAGCTACTCAATAACAAACACTCTTGGTTCTGTTTCTCTTTTTGAACAACTTAATTCTACAATATGGGTCCCAACCCTATCAATTGGTGGATCTTCCGCTGGGATTACCTACAGTAATCAGAGGGGCAGATGGACTCTTGTTGGCAACACGGTGTTCTTTCAAACCTACTTGTCTTTGACGAGCAAAGGTAGCGCCACGGGGAATGTTGTAGTCAATGGATTACCTTTTGTCTCAAGCAACGTAACAAATCTAAGCGCCGTTTCCCAAGTCGCTATTACCGACGTTACGTTAGGATCGTATACTGAAATTTGCGGATTGATCCAGCCCAACACATCACAGATTCAAATTACAGGTTTGCTTAGTGGTGTAAGAACAATTTTGACAGATGCCCAACTGGGCAACTCCTCTGCCTTCGCCATCACCGGCCAATATCAAATCACATAAGGGTGAATTATGATTGACTACACTTGGGTGGTTAACAAACTGAATGTGCAAGAGGATGGCTTGGTCGTTGAAGTAATCTGGCGAGCTACCGGATTCGACAAAGAAAACAATTTCTCTTCTTCTTACTCTGGTTCTACGCTACTGACGCGCGGAGAAGTCTTTGTCCCATACGAACAACTTACTGAATCTCAAATCCTCAACTGGTGTTTTGAAAAAACTGTTGATGATGTTAAGACTGTAAAAACAGACGTTGAAGAACAAATAGCTGAACAAATTTCTTTTTTGTTGGATAGGAAAACAGAAGCGCCGGCACTGCCTTGGGCAGTGGTTGCGTAACTCAACAAAATTACTGCATAATACCGTACCGGCGCGGTTCACCGGGGAATCCCAGGATTCACAATGACCGAAGAAGTAGCGATTGAAGCGGAAGTAGCGCCCGCGCCGGAACTGGATGTCACGGCGACTCCAGAACCTGTAGATACGCCGGAAGTTGCGCCCAAGACATTCTCGCAAGAGGAGCTTGATGCCGCGATTCAAAAACGTCTCGCAAGAGAACAGCGAAAGTGGGAGCGTGAGCGTCAAGCACCGCCGCCCGTTGCCGTTGATGTTCCACCTGTAGATCAGTTTGATTCGGTTGATGCTTACGCAGAAGCCAAAGCAATCCAGCTAATTGCACAGCGAGATCAGCAACGACAACAGGCGGAGATCCTTGAGGCGTATCACGAACGTGAAGAAGAGGCTCGGACCAAGTACGATGACTTTGAACAGGTCGCGTATAACCCAAGTCTCAAGATTACGACCGTGATGGCGCAAGCGATTCAAGCCTCTGATGCTGGCCCTGATGTAGCGTACTACCTCGGGTCCAATCCAAAAGAGAC